CCCATACGGCGGGTCCGTAACAACCGCGTCCACCGGGCCAAGCGTTGGCAAGATGTCCCGGCAATCGCCAAGTAACAGCCGACAGTCACCAATGACTTCCTCACGCATCACCATCCTCCACAAACGGAAAGCCAATCACCTTAGCCCGGATGATTACGCTTTCCTCTAGCCGGTTAAGCGCCTTTGCCACGTCTGCAACAGAACGCTTGGCAAGCGAGCCTGATTTGACCATGCGGTCTTCCTCTGGGGTCCAATGGCCCGGCGGCTTACGCATTGTCATCCTCCCAAACGGTAAAGAGCGGGTGAGGCTTGGCGGGGACGGGCCTGGTACGTCTCGGCTCCGGTTTCACCGCTGGCAGATGGTCACCACGCTGGAAAGCCTCCGCAAGCGCAATAACAAAGCGCCGGTCAGCGTCTCGGTGTTTAGCTTCCGCATCCCTGTCCCGATCAAACCCAGTTGGCGCGGTTGTGGCAAGGATGCTTTTGCCGAGGTCTTTGTGCCAGCTAATGTTAAGCGTTCTGGCGCGTTCACGGATGACGTATTCCGTGCGGCCTAGCTTTTCGCCAATCTCGGCAGGCGTGAATCCAAGTTTTTTCATCTTGCGGATGGTGTTGTCCTGAACGGACGTGAACCAATTACGCGGCTGTCGCATAGAAGCCTCCGTCGCGGGCTTTGGTCATGGTGCGCTCGTAACCCTTCGCAAGCGCATAGAAGGCAAACTCTGGACCGCCTGACTTACGGATACGAACCGCGTGTTTGTACGACTGCCCAATGCGTTCACAATGAGCGCGGACGCCGTGCATGATAGTCGTATGGTCCCGACCTCCAATCCGCCGGGCAATCTCTGGATAAGAGAGGTGCGGGCATTCGGTGAAAGCGCGGTAATAGACCAACTGGCGAGGCCGAGTGATGTGCGCTTGCCGGTTCGGGCCGGTCAACGCTGCGGTGGTCAGGCCATGCTCTACGGCGACCTCCCGCAGAATGTTGGCGACTGTCTGTCTCATGTGTCTCCCCTTTTGAAAGGCCGCTTTGGCCATGTGGTTTTGGTCTTTGGAAACGGTCGGGATGGTATCGATCCGCCTTTGACTGCGCGTCTGGCCTGTTGGCCCGTCTCCCGGCCTTGGCGCTTTGCCTTGGCAATGCGGGCAACGTCTCCTCCCGTCTTGTCCGTCCGGTGGCAGGTTTTATGGACCAGCCTCAAGTTCTCGTCGCTGTCGTCAAACCCTAAAGCCCACGGGATAATGTGGTCTAGCTCATACGCTTCACCGGCTAAAACCTTCCGCTTGCAAATGTCGCACACGCCACCGTCACGGGTGAACAAGCGAAGGCGGCGGGCTTTTGACATGGTCGGGCGGGGTGGCGCGGCTGTCATGCGGATTCAGCATCTAGGATGGCGTAGCCGATGAGTTCAGGGATTTGCGGGACGACGGCGTTTCCGCATCGGGCAAGGCGGTGTGGCCAATCGGAAACCCCATCAGCCACTCCGACAGGATCGGGTTGATCCATCCACCGACCAAATAGGGAACGGCTCGGGGCTCCCACTTCAGGTCGAACCCCATCTTGCAGCCGCTCGGCCGCGTTTCGCCGGATTGCTTTCGCAGCATGGTTAGCATCGAAAACGGGGCGAAGCCGTTGGACTTGTTCGGGGTAGGCCAGAACCCACACCCGGTCTCGACCATGTGGAGCGCCGACAGCGGAAGCTGGTATGCAATGCCACTCCGCATCATACCCGATCTCGGCCAAGTCTCCGAGAACTCGGCCAAACCAGCGCCCGGGTCGTTCACCGGGTCCGCTAATGAGGTTTGAGACGTTTTCCACGATGACGAACGAGGGTCGTAGCTCGCCAACAAGTCGAACGATCTCCGACCATAATCCGCTTCTAGAAGCCTCAATCCCTGCGCGACGGCCAGCGATAGACAGGTCTTGGCAGGGGAACCCGCCTGTGATGATGTTGGGAAGTCGAACCCCATCTGCTTCGAGTCGTAAACGGGTGAGAGTGGCAACGTCGTCATAACATGGAACCTCTGGCCAATGTCGAGCGAGAACCCTCCTCGCATGATCGTCAATTTCGCAGAAAGCGACGGTTTCAAATCCGCCTGTCCGTTCTAGTCCGAGACTGAACCCGCCAATCCCGCTGAACAGGTCCAAGACCTTTAGCTTCTCGGTCACTTCTCCCCCATCTCCACACGCAATTCTGCAACAGAAAGAGCGCGGAGAGCCTGGTATATCGGAGCGCGGGCTTTCTTGTCCCGCACGGCCTTTGCCAGCTTTTCCTTAAGCGCGTCTCTTTGCCGTGCAATCTCTGCAAGGCGACGGGCTTTCGACGTTGCAGCTTGTTCTGCCAGCCATTGAGCGTGGTCAGCGTCTCGCCGGTTCAGATAATCGTGCCATTCCTTTTGCTGGCGCTCGTAATTGAAGTCGAGGCGGGCGAGGATGCGTTTGATGAAGGCAATCACGATGCGTTCTCCGCTTTCCGGTATGCAGTTTTAATGGTCACAACCTTATCCACGCCGACGAGGGCGCAGAGAAGCTGAGTAGGGGGCTTGTGGCCTCGCAGAACGTCGCTCAGGACGGTTTGATTGACGCCGTTCCTTGCGCACCATTCCTTCTGCCGTTCGTCTCCGACCAGCCGCTTAATAGCCTTGACTACTTGTTCCTGTTTCATCCGTTTCTCCCTGAATGTGCGGCAAAGCTAGGCGAGATAAATCGCGCTGTCTAGCGAAATAATAGCTTGACGGTTTGCCGGGTGCCGTGTTTTATGGTGGCAACAAGGGAGAGACGTTATGCCGATTGAAGAAATGACCAACACCGACCTTCTGGCCGCGCAACGCGAGTTGATGGCCAAGGCCCGCGTGGCCCGCGATGCTGGCGACTTGGATATGGCGCAGCGTTATTTGCGCGTCATCCGCCCGATGAACAACGAAATGCAACGCCGCATGGAGGCAATGTGATGCGCTACGAAGACACCATCATGCCGGAGACAAGCTGCTGCGATAGCTGCGGCGTTCGCATGGACGAAGGCGACAACTACGGCACTGGCGACGAGTGGCTGTGCGAGGATTGCCACGACGAACGCGCGGACGATGATTGCGACGACAGCGACGAGCCGCTGACCCTCTCGCCCCGCACGGACTGGCTCGCCATTGCCGCTGACATTACGGGAGCCGCGAAATGAGCAAGCGTTACACATACTCAACGTGCCTGATGTTTGGCACGGACGGCGAGGCTGACCATTGCGAGATTGACGTGACGGTTTCGTATGAGGTCGCATGGCTCGACGATTGCGGCCAGCGCGGCGAGATTGAGGACATTCGCGTTGAGGCGATTGATTCCGACACGGCGGCAAAAGCCGATCCCGTGGCAGTCGCGGAGGCATTCGACGTGTTCGAGTGCGGGCGTTTTGATGACGCCATGTTGATCCATGCCAGCGAAGAATGGGCAGAGGATTATGCCGATGCCCTTGACCGGCGCGATGAGGCCAAAAGAGAACGCGCGTGGATGGGAGATTATTGATGACCGACATCATCGAAACCATGCGCGGCCTCCGCAATCAGACGATTACGTTTGAAGCCACAATGTCAGCCCTGACCGTAGCAATCGGCAACGTGGAGCGCCTGACCGATCTGCAACCCGACCAGCTTGAGCGGCTATGGAAAGCCACGGCCCGTCTGGGCAATGCTGTAGCGGTGAAGTCTGATGACTGACCGCCCACTTGCCCGTTTTCACAACGGCCAGTTAGAGCTAGACCGTGGTGGCGTTTACGGACCGGCCACGCGCCTCAGTGTCCGTGTGATGCTGCAATCATTCCAGCACAAACCCGGCCCTGACGCAGCGCGATACGTCCGCGATTGTCATACCGCCCTGCAACAATATGAACAGGCAATGGAGGAAGCCAAATGCGAAGCAGCGACACACTAACCAAAATCAGCCCCGCGCTTGTGAGGGCTATCAACGCAATCGAAGGCGTGAAGAAGGGCGCAGATAACCCGTTTTTCAAATCCAAGTATGCCAACCTCGAAAGCGTGATTGAAGCCGCTCACGGTGCGTTGGAGGCTAACGGGCTGGCGGTTATGCAAGGCCCAGGTCCGATGGATGGCAACTGCATCACGCTCACGACGCGCCTTGTTCACGAAAGCGGCGAGTGGATTGAGACTGACTTCTCGCTGCCCGCTGGCAAGATGGACCCTCAAGCGGCAGGCTCGGCAATCACCTACGCCCGTCGATACTCGCTCATGGCCATGCTGAATATGCCAGCCGTGGATGATGACGGGGAGGCGTCTATGCCCCGTAGCACTAAGCCCGGCGAGCCGAAAAACCCGAACGTAAGCGTTCACCCTGAAGGCCCTGACTTTTGGGGCGCTGAAGGCTCCGGAATGTCTGCGGCTCAAGCTAAGAAAGATGGCTGGGGCGAGACGCTGGACGGATGGCTTGGCGAGATTGCTGTGTTGCCAACCACGCAGGCATGGCAAGATTGGTGCCGTGAGAACGCTGCTGACGTTAAGCGGCTCCCGAAAGGCTGGCGCGTTCAAATCCGTGAAGAACTCGAACTGAGAAAGAAGGAACTCTAATGGCTGGATATGAAGCCCGACCCGGCGACCTCACGATCTACAAAGAGCGCGAGAAGAAAAACGAGAAGGCCCCGGATTGGAAAGGCTCCGCGCTTGTCGTCATTCCCGATGGCGCAAAGCCCGGCGACGTGGTGAAGATGGACGTGGCCGTGTGGGCCAAGGGTCAATACGGCACGATGCTTGGTGGCCAAATCAAGCCCGCTCGCCAGATTGACGCGCCGATCACACCAGGCCGTCCCAAGGATAGCTTTGACGACAACGCGCCGTGGTGATGCTCGTATCAGACGATGATATGCACCTTGTGTTGGAGGCCCTTGGCGATGAGTCAGGGGCCGCTCACAGGGCCGCGCATGAGTATCTGGACGCTCTTACGAAAACGGTTCTTGCTGAACTAATGGGCGAGAGCGATGCAAAGTCAGCTACGGAGCGAGAGCAATGGGCAAGAGCGCAGCCACGGTTCAAGGATCATCTGGCGAAAGTCGGAGCGCAGGCCAAAGCGGACTACACGGCTCGCCAACGTTACGCAGCGGCCAATGCCAAGATGGAGGTCTGGAGAACGCAGAACGCCAACAACCGAGCGGCGGAACGCCTCCGCTAGAAACCTGGACCCCGTGGACAGTCAGAAAGCAAGACTACACCCGATGAATGACCCGATCACCGCAGTCCGCACCTACGCCTGCCCGAAAAGCCGTGCCGCCCGCGATAAGTGGCTTGCCCATCGTGCGGAAGCTGGAATGCCAGTGTTTCGCATTGCTGATAAGCATGACGATCCGCCGGGTGCATTCATGAGACAGTTTCGCAAAGCGCAAAAATAAATCTGGCTAGGTGACGATTTGTGTTGCCGGACCGGTCCGGTGCTGTATGTTGGTCTCAACAAAGGGAGACAGACCAATGACCAGCGCGACGCAAACACTTTCAATCCGGGGCTACGAAGGCGAGTGCTATTGCGACCATTGCGGTCGCGCTCTGCAACACGGCGTCCGCACCGACCTGATGGGCGTTATTGGGGCTGACTGCTTCAACAAGCTTATTAAAGCTGACCGCAAGCGGTTCAGCGGCAACGGAAAGCCGGGCGCTTCGCTGGTCCGCACTTTCGCCGCTCTGCGTGAACGCCGTTCGGATGCTGACCTCTCGCGGATGGGCTACCATGCCCCGACCTCCTTCACTTTTGAGGTGGCGTGATGCGCGGTATCTGGTTTGAAGAATACGAGCGGCTCTGGAACGAAACCGAGGACAGCGAGCCTGACCCGCTCGCTGTCACCGAGGCCGTAACGGAAAGACTGGCGAACGCTGCTGATCGTTATCGTGACGCTCAGAAATACGAGGGCCTTGAATGACCGCCAAGCCCTATCATCACGCAGTGCAGAAAGCAGCCCGCAGAGGGGTTTTGTCAGCCGGAGGCGCAAAGCGTGTCGAGGTAGTGCTAGACGCTGGCCAGCTTGCCGATCTGCAAAGCATCAAAGACCGTTACGGCTACACGACGGCAGACGCTATTTCCTACGCCATTAGCGCCGCACTGGTCGCTATAGCGCGGGACACCCCATTGAGCAGCCAGTAGTTAGAGGGACTGGTGGGCGCGGGTTATGGGAAGTCACTGGCCCGCCGCGCCCCGCTCAACAAAATGCGCGGACTGCGTAAAAAGTGCTTGATCCCTGCGTAATAGGTGCTATGTTCAGTCATCGGCGCAGGGCAATCAAGCACTAGCCGGAACGGAACCAAGCAAATGACCACCAAAATCCACCTTCGCCAAGGCAAAAACGGCACCACGGCCTGCGCTTCGCGCGGCGTTGATGGCCGGGGCAACGTTATCCGCAACAGTCGCCAGACCTATCAGTGCATGGCGGCAGAAGTTGTTGGGGTGGCTGATTTTATGGCAACGCCCGCCGCTGACCGTTGCGCTCACTGCTGCGACCGCTTCGTGCCGATGATGACCGCCCGCCACATTCGGCTTGGCCTGCCGCCGTTCACGGGGTCGCTGTAATGACGCCCGTTGAATACCGCGCCGCCCTCGCAACCCTCGGCCTGTCGCAACTCGCGGCGGGCCGGTGGCTCATGGTCAGCCCCAAGACCGCACAGAACTACGCCAAGCTAGGCCCCAGCGGCCCGGCTGCTGTAGCTATCCGCATGGCATTGCAGCACGGCTTGAAATAGGGCCAGGAATCTTTTTTCGTCCGTCCTGCATTTTCCCTATTGCGTAACATCTACCCATATGGGATAACAAATCAACGGGGCGCGGCAATCAAGCAGCACCCGAACGGAACCAAGCAAATGACCGCCAAGATCGAAGTTCTTGCCTACGACGTTCGCCCTGGCAAAGGCCCGATGTTCTTCAACGTTCGCAACGTGGACGGCGCTTTCAAGTTCATGCAAACCATCGCCAAGTGGTCGGATGGCCGCGCCGACAGCACCTCGTTTGGCTATGTGTTCAAGCAGGAGCGCCTCGGCAACTTTCTGGCATACGCTGACAAGTGCGGTGTGGAGGTGGTGGGGGTTTAGCCCCCGTTACCGTCACACCTTGACCCGCCAAGCCCTCTAAGGCATCATCCCCACGCTCTAAGCCCGCGCCAAGGCAATAAGGCTAGACGCACAGAACTAAAATAGATGGTGAAATGTTGTCCGGCTTTAGACCGTCATTGCCCGGTGAACGTCGAGGCGGTCGCCAGAAGGGGACGCCTAACAAAAGCACGGCGCTGCTTAAGGACGCCATCCTGCTTGCCGCTCAAAAGGCAGGCGGTGACACGGATACAGGCCTGGTGGATTACCTGACCGTTCAGGCCAGCGAAAACCCCGGCCCGTTTATGTCGCTGCTTGGCAAAGTGCTGCCGATGCAGCTTGCCGGTGATCCAGACGCACCAATCTCAATCAGTGTCTCTTGGCTGAAACCAGAGTAATCCCTTACGCCCCTCGCCGGGTGTTCCTGCCGTTCCATAACCGGACGCAACGCTTTGCAATCGGGGTGGCGCACCGTCGCTGCGGTAAGACGGTGGCTTGCATTAACGACATGATCCGCAATGCGGTGGTGTCCGATAAGCCCCACTATCGAGCGGCCTATCTCGCGCCGTACCTGAAGCAGGCTAAGGACGTGGCATGGGAGTACCTGAAACGATACAGCCAGCCGATCTGGGCCAAGCCGCCTAACGAAAGCGAGCTATATGTCGAACTAATCGGCGGCAAGCGCATCAAGATTTACGGCGCTGACAACCCGGATGCCCTGCGTGGTGGATACCTGGATGACGCCACGCTGGACGAATATGCCGATATGTATCCCGGCATCTTCGGCTCGATCATCCGCCCGATGCTGGCCGACCGCCAAGGCACAGCTACGTTCATCGGGACGCCAAAGGGACGCAATGCGTTCTTCGACCTGTTTGAGCGAGCCAAGACGGACCCTGATTGGTTCCCGTTCTTCTTGCCAGCCTCGGAAACGCTGATCCTGCCACAGAGCGAGCTAATCGCCGCTGCGAGGGAGATGACGCCGGAGCAATACGAGCAAGAGTTTGAATGCTCGTTTGAGGCGGCAATCATTGGTGCCTACTACGGCAAGGACATGGCTGAGAGCGAGCGGGCTGGACGGATTACAGACGTTCCGTATGACCCTGCGCTGCCGGTCTATACGACGTGGGACTTGGGCATCGGTGATTCAACCGCCATCTGGTTTTGGCAGGCTCATGGCGCTGAGATACGGGTTATCGATTTTTATGAGGCCAGCGGAGAGAGCATCGAGCATTACGCCAAGGTCTTGCAGGCCAAGCCTTACAAGTATGAGGCCGATTGGGTGCCGCATGACGCGAGGGTGCGAGAGCTAGGCACGGGCCGCACCAGGATTGAGACGATGATGGGCCTGAAACTCAAGCCTAAGCTGGTTCCAAGCCACAAGGTGCTGGACGGCATCAACGCGGGTCGGGTTCTGTTCCCGCGCATCTGGTTCGACCGAGACAAGTGCAAGGCAGGGATTGAGTGCCTGCGCCAGTATCGAGCGGACTACGACGAAAAGGCTAGGGTGTTCCGTGACGGGCCTAAGCACGATTGGACCAGCCACGCTGCCGATGCGTTCCGGTATCTGGCAATGGCCTATCGTGAGATTAAGCCGGAGGTCAAAGCAGCGGACAAGCCGATCCGTGGCGTTCAAGACATGACGTGGGATGATCTGCTAGCCAGCCAGCCAGTTAGAAGCGCATACGAACGCGCATGATCGTTCTATCGACAAGCGGTCCCGTGCACGATATGTTCGCCGGAATGCTTGCGAGGGGCTATGCTTCCCACCGAACCTGAAAATCAAGAGGGTGTGAACCTCGTCACCAAGTGGATTGACGAGATCAACCTCGCTGAGAAAGAGCTTCAGCCGTGGTGGCGGGCTGGCGATATCATTGTGCGTCGGTTCAAGAACGAGAACCGCAATCAAGCTGGCCGTCCGTCTGTGGATTTCTCGCGCCGTCGCTTTGCCATCCTCTGGTCCAACGTCCAAACGCTTCAGCCTGCTATCTACGCCAAGCAGCCGGTGCCGCTTGTCTCTCGCCGGTATCGGGATGAAGACCCCGTAGGCAAGGTGGCGTCCGATGTGTTGGAACGGGCGCTAGGGTTCAGCCTCGATCAGTATGATTTTGACGGGCGCGTTAAGCTTTGCGTTCTGGACTACCTCCTGCCGGGCCGTGGCCAAGTGTGGGTGCGCTACATCCCGCATATGCGCCGCATCAATCCTGAGCAGGACATTGAGCTAGGCGAAGGCGAGGAAGACGCTGACCGTGATGAGGTCGGAGAGGTCGAGACGCCGGAAGCGACAGAGGAAGTCGTTTACGAGGAAGTCCAGTGCGACCACGTTGCATGGAAAGATTGGCTGACTAACCCGTCCCGTGAATGGTCTGAGGTGCGGTGGGTTGGACGGCGCGTCTATATGACGAAGGCCGAGCTTACGGAGCGATTCGGAGCCGAGAAGGCCAAGCTAGTCCCGATCACCAAGACGGTGACGGGTTCGGGCAATGACCAAGCCGAAGACGCACAGCGCCAAGCCAACCAGACGGGCGAGGTCTATGAGATTTGGGACAAGCCTAGCAAGACGGCCTATTGGATTGCGAAAGGCGTAACGAGCGGCGTTCTGGATCAGCGTGAAGACCCGCTAGGCCTGCAAGGCTTCTTCCCCTGCCCGCCTCCGCTGAATGCCACGACGGCCAATGACAGCACGATTCCGGTTGCGGATTACATCATGTATCAGGATCAGGCTGAGGAGCTTGACGACCTGACGGCCCGCATTGGCAAACTGCAAGAAGCCTTGCGGATGGTGGGTGTCTATGCAGGCGAGGCGAACAAAGAGCTTCAGTTGGTGTTCTCGCCGGGCAATGAGAACAAGCTCATTCCAATCGACACCTACGACATTTGGAAAGAGAAGGGCGGCGTCAAGGGCCTGATCGACTGGGTGCCAATCGATATGGTGATCCAGGTCTTGCAGGGGTGTTTCGAGACCCGCGCTCAAATCCTGAACGACATTTACCAAATCACCGGCCTCTCCGACATTATCCGTGGTGAGAGCAACCCGAATGAGACGGCGACGGCACAACGGCTTAAAGGCCAATGGGGCAGTCTTCGCGTCCGTGACCGGCAGCGGGACTTGCAACGGTTCTGCCGTGATGCAATCCGCCTGAAGGCCGAGATTATCGCAGAGCATTTCAGCATTGATACGCTCAAGGCGATGACCAACGTGAAGCTCCTGACTGCGGCTGAGAAGGCCCAGATCGAGCAGATCATGCCGATGATCGAGCAGGCCAAGGCGCAACAGTTGCCGATCCCGCCCGGTATCGAGCCGCCCCCTGAGATGCTTGAGCTTATGCAAGAGCCGACGTGGGAAGACGTTATGGCCTTGCTGAAGAACGATGCGCTGCGCTCGTTCCGCATTGACGTTGAGACGGACTCGACCATTGAGCCGGATGAGAACGCGGCGAAGATGGCGTTTACGGAGTTCACGGGCGCTGTGGTTGGCCTGCTGACGGCTGCGGCTGGCATTGTCCCGACCGCGCCTTACACGGCTCCGCTCTTTGCGGAAATCCTCAAGCAAGGCGCTCGGACATTCAACGTCAGCCGGTCCATGGAAGACGTGATTGACAAGGTGTTTGAGACTGCCGGTGAACAGCCGCCTGCCCAGCCTCCCGGCCCGCCGCCTCCCGATGAGACGGCAATGCAGGTCGAGCAAATGAAGTCGCAGACAGCGCAAATGCAGGCTCAAATTGAGCAGCAACGGACGCAAATGGAAGGCCAGCTTGGAGCGGCTGAGCTTCAACTGAAAGGGCAGGAGTTGCAGGTTAAGGCGGCTGCGCTTGCTCGTGACCCAACGCCTCAAGGAAGTGCATGATGGTTGCGCCTGTTACGATCAACGAAAAGATTTACCTCGCCTGTGATGACATCATCAACGGGCGCGTTGCCAACTCGACCTCGCAACTGTTCACGTCCAGCGGGACGTTTACCGTTCCGGCTGCCGTGTCGCTTGTCTATGTGACGGCGGTTGGCGGCGGTTCGGGTGGCGGTGGCGGCAACGCGACGGGCGGTGGTGGCGGAGGCGGTGGCGCTGGTGCTGCCGTCACGCGGTTTCCACTGTCGGTAACACCAGGCGCAACGCTCACCGTGACGGTTGGCGCTGGAAGTGCGGGCGGGGCAATCGGTGCGGGCGGCGGGGCAAACGCAACTCAATCTACTGTTACGGGCGGTCTAAATGGCGTTCCCGCTGGCTTCCCAGGTGTTGCGGGTAGCGCGGGCGGCGCGGCGAATGGAGGAAGCGGCGGCGCATCTGGCGCTTCCGGCTTTGGCCTCACGTCCCTTGGCCTTGGAGCAACCGGTGGCGCTGGTACGGGAGCCGCTGGCGGTGTTCCTGGTGCTGTTGGCGTCATGGCAACGGGGACGGGTGGCGGTGCTGGTAGCGGCACGGCGGGTTCGTCGGGTGGTGCATCGCGCTCATTCTTCAATCCCTCTGGTGTTGCGGGTGGGAGCGGTATTGGTGGCGGTGCTGGCGGATGCTCACTCTTTGGTGACGGTGGCGTAGGTGGTGCGGCGACGGTGGCGGGTACGGCAGCGGCTGCTACGGCGTATGGTGCTGGTGGTGGTGGCGGTGGCCAGAACGCAGCGGGCGGCGCAGGACGCGCGGGAGCAGTCCTTATTGAGTGGACCGCTTAATGCCGAGGGCGACCTTTCGCGTCTGCCGGTCATGTGGGGACATGCATGAAGTCTCCGCATGGCCGCGCACTTGTCTTGAGCAGTTCCGCAAAGCTCGCTCCGACTTGCCCATGCCGTACATTCGGGCAGACGGCATGGATGCAATTCTAAACCACGCCAACGGGCAGATGTACGATTCCCGCTCTGCTTATGAGCGCGGTGTGCGTGATGCCGGGTGCGAGATTGTCGGAGGCGAGAAGATCGAACCAAAGGCGCGGCCTGTGCTGTCTGACCGCGAACTTAAGCAGGACATCAAGACGGCAATGGATCAGGTGGAGGCCAGACTATGAGCGACATGGAAGACGACATTCGGGCGGCAATGGCCGAGGTGAGCGGTAATGCCCCTGAGCCTGCGCCCGTTGAGGAAGTGGTGGTTGCGCCGGAAGCAATCATCACAGAGGCAGAAACGCCCGAAGATGACACTGAAAAGGCCAATGACGGGCGCGAGCGCGGCCCAGACGGCAAGTTTATTGCCAAACAGCCTGAAACGGTGCAAGATACTCCCGACCAGCCGCTTAAGGTGGAAACTCCGCAAGAGTCCATCCGTCCTCCGGCAAGCTGGACGCCCGCAAGCAAAGCCAAGTTTGCGACGCTGGACCCTGACATTCAGAAAGAGATTCTGAAACGGGAGACGGACGTTGAGAAAGGCTTTCGTGAGCGGTCGCAGAGAGAAAAGGCTTTCGAGCCGCTAGAACAGCTTATCGCCCCACGCAGAGCCATCTGGGCCGCGCAAGGGATGGATGAGACGACAGCGATTCGGACGCTTCTAGCGGCTCAAGACCTTCTTGAGAAAGACGCGGCGCAGGGCATTCAGTTTCTGGCCAAGTCCTATCAAGTCGATCTAAGCCGATTGGCCCAGCCGCAGGGACAGCCATACCAGGCCCAGCCCGCGCGAGACAGCCACCCAGAGATTGCGGCCCTCAAGCAGCAACTCCAAGTCCTGCAATCCCAAGTCCAGACGGCGCAGACCGCGCCAATCGTCAATCAGATTGAGGCCTTCCAGAACGATCCCGCCAACCTGTATTTCGAGAACGTCCGCGATGATATGGCGGTCCTCTTGCATAACGGCAAAGCGTCGGACCTGAAGGAAGCCTACGAGATGGCTTGCTGGATGAGGCCAGACATTCGCCCACTGTTGCAGACCGCGCAACCGTCACCGGCGAACGTCACGCAGGACAAGGCAGCGCAAGCGCGAAGGGCGGCTGTAAGTGTCACCGGGTCACCGGGCAAGTCCCCGATACCCAAGTCCAACGGCTCAATTGAGGACGACATTCGCGCGGCTTTCCAAGAAGTCGCCGGTTCGGCCTAGGAGAACATAAATGACCTCCCCGAATCTTTCGGAAATCGCCGCCACTACCCTGCGCAACCGCACGGGCAAACTGGCGGATAACGTCACCAACAACAACGCGATTCTGTCGCGTATGAACCGTCGCGGCACCATCAAGCCGGTGTCTGGCGGTCGCACCATCCTGCAAGAGCTGGAATACGCTGAGAACGTTACCTATCAGCGCTATTCGGGCTATGAAGTCCTGAACATCTCGCCTAGCGACGTGTTCACGGCTGCTGAGTTCGACTGGAAGCAAATCGCTGTCAACGTGACCATGAGCGGTCTCGAACAACTGCAAAACTCCGGCGTTGACGCAATCATTGACCTGCTGGCCTCGCGTATCAAAAACGCCGAGAAAACCATGCAGAACGGTGTGGCCGAAGACCTCTACTCCAACGGCACTGCGTCGGGCGGCAAGCAAATCGGTGGCCTGCAACTGCTTGTGGCGGATGATCCCACCACTGGCACTGTCGGCGGCATCAACCGGGCAACTTGGACGTTCTGGCAAAACCAGAAGTTCCAGGCGACCTCGGACGGCGGTTCGGCTGCTTCGGCGGCTAACATCACCCGCTTCATGAACACGCTGTATCGCCAATGCTCGCGCGGTACGGACAAGCCTGACCTGATCCTGTGTGACGACAACTATTTCGGCTTTTACGAATCGTCGCTTCAGGACATTCAGCGCGTCACCAATCCCAATGAAGCAGACGCGGGCTATGTCTCGCTGAAGTACAAGGGAACCGACGTGGTGTTTGACGGCGGTTACGGCGGGGCTTGCCCGGCCAACCACATGTACTTCCTCAACACCGGCTATATCCATTGGCGTCCTCACAAGGACCGCAACATGGTTCCGCTGGAAGAAGTGCGTTCGATCAACCAGGACGCGATGGTCAAGCCTATCGTCTGGGCTGGCAACATGACGCTCTCCAACGCCTTCCTTCAAGGCGTTCTGTTCCAGACCGGCTAACCCCTAGAAAGGAGCCACTAACATGGCATCGACTGCTGCTACGGTCTTCTCGACCACTCCGACTCTGGGGATTGACCTTGACGACAAGGCTTCGACCCCGGCCTTTGCGCTCAATACGCGCATCAACGCTAACGACGGTCGCTCGCATCTGTATGTGCGGGCTTCGGAGGCTCTGTCCTCGACCCAGACCATCCTGATTGGCACCAGCGGCTCTGCGTCGTCGGATGCCGGTTCGGCTGGCTGGACCGTCAACACGACGGGTGGCGTTGCTTCGGGCCAGTATTTCTGGGCCAAGCGCACCGCTCTCTAAGCCTTCCGCCTGCCCTAGCCTCCACTGGGGTTAGGTGTTAGCCTAAGCCGCCCTCGGCTCGTCCGGGGGCGGTTTTTGCTATGGAGGTAGCGATGGAATGGAAACCGATCAAAGACGCGCCAAAAGACCGCCGCTTGCTGCTTTGCGATGACAAGTGGGTTTCGTGCGGGCGCTGGATGGACGGCAAACACCAACAAGGATGGCGTCTTGATACCGGCGATGTCCGTGAACCGCTGTGGTTTTGCGAGATTATCAAGCCATGATTAACGTTGTCAGCGTCCGCGTCGGGGACAAATACCCGATTGAATACGTCACGAAGCTGCATGACGGCATTGCCCGCCATCTGGACGAAGAACAGCGCCATTGGTGCCTGACTGACAAGCCGGACGAACTGCCGGAAGGCATCACGGCTATCGAGCATAGTGATGAAATGCCGGGCTGGTGGCAAAAGGTCTATTTGTTTTGCGAAGAAGCAATGCCGTGGGAACTAGGAGATGAGGTTCTGTATATGGACCTTGACGTATGTGTGACCGGCAGACTTGAGGGCTTGCCGCACGGCATTATTCAGGATTGGCATTGGCCGACCTATAACAGCAGCGTCATGCGTTGGCGTCACGGCGAACACGCGGACATCTGGACGTGGTTTGAGCCGGAGTTCATGGAGTATAAATCCGAAACCCTGCAAGGCTTGCTGCCTAAAGGCCAAGTGAACGGCGGGGATCAAGAGTGGATCACGCAAATCAGCAAGTGGGACACGTTCCCCGCTGATATGTTCGTGTCTTACCGTGACGCGGTGTCATGGCCTCCTGAGACGGCTAAGGCGGTTATATTCCACGGACAGCCCAAGCCGCATGAAGTGACGGACGGGTGGGTGCCTGGTGTCTGGCGCGTTGGCGGCTATACGGCCATGCCAGAGCTAAAGGGCATGAACGTCTCGCATGACTTCGCCTATGCCAACGTGCGGGCCAACGTGCAGCGTGATTTGCCGTGGTTCTCCGGCTTCGGGGATCAGGACAAGGCTTGCGTCATTGTTGGCGGCGGTCCCTCGCTTTCGGACAGTGTGCAGGCCATCAAGGACCATCGCAGGCGAGGCGCGAAGATTATCAGCGTCAACAATGCGCTACGGTATCTGACGGAACGGGCTGTCACGCCGGACGCTCATGTGATGCTGGACGCGCGGGAAGAAAACCTGCACATGGTCGATGATGCGCCAATGTCCGTGCGCTATTTCCTCGCCTCGCAGGTTCATCCGTGCGTGTTTGATGCGCTTTCTGGGCATGATGTTGTTCTGTGGCACAATGCGATGGGTTCGGGTGAAGAACTGATGGACATCATCCAGCCGTGGTTCGACGACGGGCCTAACCAGAAGCCGTGCGTTCTGGTTCCGGGGGGCGGCACTGTTGGCCTTCGCGCTATCAATCTGGCGTGGCTGTCGGGATACAAGAAAATCCACCTTTACGGCTTTGACAGTTCGTATGCGGAAGGCAAGCATCACGCTTACTCGCAGAGCCTCAACGACGGGGAAGCCACGATGGACGTGGTTCTGGCTGACAAGACATACACCTGCGCTCGCTGGATGATCCGGCAGGCAATGGAGTTTCAGCAGCAGGTGCTATACCTCAAGGACCGTGGCGTGAAGGTCATTGCCCACGGGGCTGGGCTGATTCCGGCAATGGGGAGGTTGTTAGCGTGAACCAATACGACAAGCGCAACGACAACGACCGCCGCGCCGCATGGGCGCGAAAGACGTGGTTCCCCGACGACGTGACAGACGCAGACTTGCTGATCGTGGAGCGGCCTGACTTTTTTGCGCCGGTCGATGCAAGGCGGCATTTGTACGATGAGCGGGGTTTCGCAAAGTGAAACAGATTGACGGCCTTTGGTGGCCTGATTTTGACGTGCGGTGCCGTGCGGTGGTGGTCAGTGAGTGCGCCGCTGCTATGCCAGCCGTCCTGCCGTTGGTGGCAGAGAAGCGCGTTTGCGTCCAAGCTGGCGGCAATGTCGGAGTGTATCCGCTGGCGTTGTCCAAGGTGTTTGATCGGGTCATCACGTTTGAGCCTGATCGGGACAACCTCGATTGCCTGATTGAGAACGTGCGGGATGTTGCCATTGAGGTGCGATGGGGTGCGTTAGGCGCGGAGCCAGGAACGTGCGGCATCCTTCGCATCGACACTGACAACTGCGGTTCGCACAAGACGTTGCCGGGTGACGCTATTCCCGTTCGGACCATTGACAGCCTCGACCTCGATCAGTGCGATTTGATCTGGCTGGACATTGAAGGCGCGGAGGCAGACGCCATCAAAGGCGCACTAGCGACAATCGAGAAGTTTTCGCCTATCATAGTGCTTGAAGAAAAGGGATTGGGTCCGAAAGCCGACCTGCCCGGTTATTCTCGCGTGATGCGGATTGGAAATGACACTGTGTATCGGAGGACATAGATGGATTATGTAGCGCCAGACGGACGGGATCGGGTTATCCCGCGTTTCCACATCAAGGCCGTGCGAAACAACTTCCTCTCTGCCAAGGAAGGCCGTGAAGTCTGGAACGATGAGGAATACGTTGAACTCATCGTGCCGGGCGACAACAAGAACATTGTTGACGTGCGCGTGAAGGACGAACACCGCGAGCGTTGGCCGACCAAATACGCGGCGTTCAAGGCGAACATGGAAGCCCCTGAAAGCGGCACTCCGTTGGACGAGTGGGCAGGCGTTGGCCGCAGTCAGGTCATGGAGCTTAACAGCGTCCATATCCGCACGGTGGAGCAACTTGCGGGCTTGTCTGACAGCCAGCTTGCCAAGGCTATCCCGATGGGCGGCAACGCGCTCCGTGCCAAGGCTCAACGGTTCATCGAGCAAACCGACGCTGAGAAGCCCCTGCAAGCGATGGAACAGCGCATCCGTGAGCTTGAGGAAAAACTGGCGCTGGCGGTTGAAAGCAAAGCAGAAAGGGCCGTGGCATGAGCGGGCTGGAACGAGACGTGATGTACAAGCCTGGTGCGACCTTCTTTAAGGATGGCAAGTTTCTCATGTTCCGCTATCAGGCGGATTCGTCGTCGGTGATTGGGCCGCGAGTTGCGACCGAAGCCGACAAGAAAACGCATGGCGCTGAGTATGCTATGTACCTCAAGGAAGCGTTTAATAACGCTCCCGTTGAGGCATTTGATCACGACGGGGTGGATGGTCCCGGCGGTGTTGCTTCACCTGCTGAACCTGAGCCGCCGCTTAAAAAGCGGGGCCGTCCTCCGAAGGTCTAACCGATGAACCTCTTGCAGATTGTACAGCGAGCCTGTCGCCTGCTTTCCATTCCGGTGCCAACCGAAGTGGTCAACTCGACTGATACGCAAGTCCAGCAGCTTTACGCTCTCGCCAATGAGGAGGGAGATGAGCTTGCGGGTTCGTATGATTGGCAAATCATGCGGAGGCAGCATCTGTTCAATACGGTGGCAAGCGCGGTTCAATCGAGCGCAATCCCGTCTGACCTCGATCATTTCGTGGCTAACTCGTTCTTTAACCGGACGACGATGCGCTACATCTACGGGCCGATTACCCCGCAAGAGTGGCAGGCTATCCAAGCGCAGCCTCAACTCAATCGGGTGTTTCTGGCGTTCATTGAGCGTGACGGGCAGTTCCTTGTTACCCCGACGCCGGGTGCAGGCCAGCAGATTGCTTACGAATACATCACGCGGCAATGGGCCAAGTCGGCGGCTGGTGTCCCGCAGGCTGAGTTTCTGGCCGATACAGACGAGACGTATCTTGATGACAAGCTCTTTCCGCTTGGCCTTCGCTGGCGCTTCCTCAAGTCTAAGGGCCTCGATTACGCGGAGGATTTTCGCACTTATCAAAGCGAAAAGTCGCAACGCATGGCGCGGGATGGCGGCAATACCATTGTGGATTCCACGGGCGGCAACTACTACGGATGGGCCACTAACATCCAGATGGGTGGGTTTCCGGGGTGACGTTCTTCCTGACCATCGCTGACACGAAGAACCAGGAGACGCAGCGCAAGAAGCTCAACACGCTGCTGGCGACCTATGGCACGGGCTATGGTTCGTCCCTCCCTTCGGCCACGCTTTCACCGGAAGGCCGTCTGTTCTATGTCGGGTCGCAGGGTTATCAGAACCGTGCGGGAACGTGGGTGGCGCTATGAGGCAGGCAGCACAGCGATACGGTCGCCAGCCTCTACAGTCGGCGTCTCAACAGCGGGTGTCGATTGGCCGTGCGGTTCCGGCTCCGGTTGGCGGGTGGGATGCTCAATCCCCGCTGGCTAATATGCCGCCTGAAAACGCGGTCATTCTGGACAACTTCATCCCTCGCGCTGGCTATGTGGAACTGCGTAAGGGCTATGTGCCGTGGCAGGAAGGGCTAGTCCTCCCGACTGAATCCATCCTTGTCTGGCGCGGTCAGACGCTGGCCTTGGCGGATGATATTTTCGCGGCTTGTGGCGGCAGCATCTTTGACATTAGCAATCAAGGCGATGCGCCGGTTGAGGTGTTCACCAACGCGGGCAACGCTCGCTGGCAATGGCTAAACTTCTCAAACGATGCGGGGACGTTCCTCGTCGCTGCGAACGGTGCTGTAGAACCGATCTATTACAACGGCACATCGTTTGCATCGACGACCATCACGGGGACGGCTGGCGTCATCACGCTAGACCCTCGCACGTTGGTCGATGTGATGGACCACAAAGGGCGTCTGTTCTTTGTGCAAGAGGACAGCCTCCGCGTCTGGTTCCTTGAGCCGTTCGCCATTCAGGGTGACGCTAATCTGCTGGACCTCGGGCCTATCTTCGACAAGGGCGGCTCAATCCTTTGCCAAGCCACTTGGACGCTTGATGGCGGCTCCGGTGCGGATGATCTAGCGGTATGGGTGACGACACAAGGTCAGGTGGCTGTCTATCAGGGCCTAGACCCCTCGGACGCTAACAACTGGGCGCTTGTCGGGGTGTATGACCTTGGCCTGCCTCTCTCGCGCCGGTCGCTCATCAAATACGGTTCGGACCTCGTTCTGCTGACCACGGACGGGGTGGTGCCTCTCTCGCAAGCCCTGAAACTCGACCGCGCACAAGAGAACCTCGTGGCTCTGACGCAGCGTATTCAGAACGCATTTCAGCAGGCCACGCAACGCTATCGCGGCAACTTTGGATGGGAAGGCGCTCTCTATACCAAGGGGACGCTGGCAATCTTCAACGTGCCCACGGCGAGCCTCACGCGGTCGGAACAATACGTCCAGAATGTTCAGACGGGGGCCTGGTGCCGGTTCACGGGCATCAATGCATTCTGTTGGTCCGTCGCCAATGACCAGATGCTGTTTGGTGGCTCGGATGGCGTCTATCTATGGGACGTGGGCTATGCTGATAATGAGGGCGGCATCGTCGGGGACATTAAGACGGCGTTCAACTATTTCGGCTCACGCGGAAGCCTCAAGAAATTTGAGATGCTGCAACCCGTGCTGCGGATCGCGGGCGACCTCGCTCCGGCTGTGGAGATTGTGACGGACTTCAAAGAACGCGCTCCGACTGCCGTTCCTACGACCATCACCACGACGGGCGGTAAGTGGGACACGGGCTTGTGGGATGTGGCTCTGTGGTCGCCCAGCACGGAAACGCGCGATAGCTGGACGAGCGTTACGGGCATTGGCTATTGCGGGGCGGTGCGCTTGCGGGTGTTACCGCCTCCGCTGATCTATACCGACCTTGGCGTTGATGACGTGGATTTGGTTTCCTACGGCGACGGCATCGTGGCGCTGTCCTACACCCGCAACACCAACGCGCCGTGCGAGATTATCGCGTTCAATGTGAAATACCAAAACCAGACGGGCGGGCAGCTTTGATGTATTGGATAGTCAGGCTCCCTATGATATTTCTGGAAATTGGTTGGGAACCAAAGGTTTCGTGGAACTGGCATCGCGACGGCGATGGGACGGGCCACGCAGGGAAGCGCGGGCGTCGTCGGACGCAAAGCGGTCCCGTAAGATTGAGCGACGGGTGAGGAGAGATTGTGAGGCTAGTCTCCGGCCCCTTCTCCCCCCTAGTCGCTCAATGGGTAGCAGATCAGATTGGGCATGGTCTGGACTGGGGACCGTGCGAGGCTATCGGGGTAGTCGATAAGCACGATAACCTTATCGGAGGCGTCGTCTTTAACGCCTATCAGCCCCAATACCGTAACATAGAGGTCAGTTTTGCCTCGATACGCTCCGATTGGTTGACGCCTCGCCTAGTGACGGGTATCTTGCGTTATCCGTTCTATCAGCTTGGAGCGGCGAGAATCACCAGCCTGACGCCAAAGAAGTTGCGTCCCGCTCGCCAGTTTCTCTCAAAGTTTGGTTTCAAACATGAGGGGACTATCCGGCGTGGTTATGGTGATGACGATTGCATCATCTCCGGTCTCCTCGAAAGCGAGTGGCGTTGCCATCGCTTCAACAAGGAGCGCGTGAGTGAGCAAGCCGAGACCGCCAGCCGCACCTGATCCGGTCCAACTGGCCAACGCTCAGTCAACGGCCAATACCGCGACGGCGCGTGAGCAGCAGCGGCTAAACATGATCAACACGACCGGCCCGCAAGGCTCGGTTCGTTATATCGCTGACCCTTCGGCACCCGGCGGCTATCGTCAAGAAACGTCCCTCAGCCCGCTTGAGCAGCAGAACTACGACCGCTCAACCGGCGTTTATGGTAGCGCCCTCGACACGGCTGGTCAGCAGATTGGTCGCGTAAACCAGGCGCTTGGCCAAGGTCTCAACACCGAAGGCCTGCCCGACCTGCAAGGCTTCAACGCGCCAGACTTTGACCGTCAACGGTTTGAGGATTCGGTTTATGCGAGCCAGACCCGCCGCCTCGATCCACAGTTTCAGCGGCTTGAGAGGTCGCAAGATGCACGTCTTGCCGCGCAGGGCCTTGGAGCGAATAGCGAGGCAACGCGAAACCTTCGATCTGATTTTGCTAGAGATCGAAACGACGCATACGGAGAGGCTGCAAACCAAGCCATCCAAGCCGGTGGTGCGGAGCAATCTCGCGCAATTCAGAACGCCATTGCGGGTGGGACATTCGGTAATCAGGCGCGGACGCAGGGCCTGCAAGAGCGGGCTTATATCCAGAACCAGCCGCTTCAGCAGCTTCAAGCCCTGCTAGGCACGGGCCAGGTCGGTATGCCTACCGGCATCCAATACAGCCCGACCGGCGTGGCGCAGACGGACGTTCTCGGCGCTAATGCGCTGTCGCAGCAGCAACTGAACAGCAACTATCAAGCCAAAATGGCTCAAAACAACGCTCTTATGAGCGGGCTGTTCCAACTTGGCGGCGCGGCAATTGGCGCGGGCGGTCAAATTTCAGCAGCACGGCAAACACCGTCTGACCGTCGCCTTAAGCGTGACATCAAACGCGTTGGCACGATGGCTAACGGCCTGCCGGTCTATGAGTATCGCTATGTTTGGGGCCGCAAGCGCCACATCGGCGTAATGGCTCAAGACGTGCTTAAGGCTGGCATTGATGCGGTGGTCCGTCACTGGACGGGCTTCCTCATGGTTGATTACGGGAAGCTCTAATGGCCCGCGCTCCCATGCCAGCCCCGCAGATGATCGAAACGCCCGCAATGCGGCGTAGCGCCTTGCTGGCCAAAATGCTGGAACAACAACGCCAGCCGACTGAGATTAAAGGCGGTTATGGCGAGCTTGGCGCACGGCTTCTCGCGCAAGGCATCACGCAATGGGGCGCTAATCGTGCTGAGAAGGCGGCGCGGGAAGAAGGCGCAGCGCGGGTTCAAAGCCAATCGGATGCGCTTAACTTGCAACTGGCCGCGTTGCTCGGTGGAAACCAGCCGCAGCCGGAAGCGATGGGCGCGGCTCCCCCGCCCCCGATGGTCGCTCCGGCTCAGAACACGCAGCAACCTGTTGAGGCAATGTCGGCTCCCGTGGCTCCGGTTGATGGCGCTCCAATGCCTCCTGCTGCCCCGGCGGTCGCTCCGATTGCCCCGCCTGCGCCGATGCCTATGGCAGACGCTCCGGCTGTGCCGCAGGCCCCCGCACCGGCTCCCGTGGCCCCGCAAGCTCCTCCTGCGGCTCCGGCGCGTAACCCGCTCGGCATTACTCCGGGCGAGGAAACGCTTATCCGTCGTGCGCTTTCGAGTGGCGACGCTGGACAGATTGCATGGGCGCAAGGCGTCCTTGGCGAAATTGAGATGCGAATGGCGAGTCCGTCCGCTGAACGGCAAGAAGTCGTTGACCAAAACGGTGTCAAATATTTGGTTGACCCGACCGGCGCAAATCCACCAACGCCATTGTTTGGTGAGCAAGGCGTTCCTGAGTTGGCGCGAACTAGAAATGTTGTGGCTGGTCCAAATGACCCGTATGGCATGGTCGAAGGCACAACCTACTCGATCAATCCAAGCGGTGTTGCGTCTGTCGTCCGCGCGCCATCGGCAGGCTATCGCGGAGCAAACGGTCGGGAAACGCCGATCTCGGGCGGTCCGCAAGACCCTGCGGCGGGCGGAAATCGCATTCAAAACGAGCGTGAACTGCGGCGCGAGTTTGGAACGCTCACGCAAGAATACCGCACCGTTCGGCAAGCCTTCCAAAAGGTTGAAGCATCGCTTGGCCAAGGCACCGGCATTGGTGACGTTGGCGGCATCTTTGGCGTGATGAAAATCTTTGATCCTGGCTCGACCGTGCGCGAAGGTGAAGCAGCAACCGTGCAAAACTCCGGCGGTGTGCCGGAAACCATCCGTGGCCTCTATAACCGCGTCGTGACCGGCGAGCGGCTGACGCCAGCCCAACGGGCGGAAATCGTTGCCGTTGGTCGCGCCCAGTTTGGCACTTACGAACAAGGCTATCAAAGCCGCGTGTCGGACTTCACGCGCATGGCCAATGACTACGGCATTGACCCGCGCAACATTGTGGGTGGCGACGAAGCGCCGGCCCCGCCAAGAACGCCTGCCGGTGGCGACGGATCGCCCCCTCGGGTTACGACGCGAGCGCAATACGATGCGCTTGCAAGCGGTGAGCCATACATCGACCCTAACGGCGTTCGTAGGACAAAACAGTGAGGCAGGAACCGTTTTGGGCTAATGATCCTATAGCGGCTCCTACTCGCCAGCAGCGCGAACCTGCGCCGTTTTGGGCGAATGACCCTGCCGCTACGCCTCGCCCATCCGTTCCGCAAGATGGCCCAGATGCGCCGTTTCAGCCAGAACTAGCGCCGGGTGATAACGGCGTTTATCCGCCGATGCGGCCCGGTTTCGAGGCTGTCGGCACCCCGCAAGCACCGATTGACACCATCGGCGCGGAAGAAGCAGCGGCTAATCGCAACGTGTTTGGCGCTCAAGGAACGCGGCTAGACCCTATCGACCTTAACACCCTCCCGCCGGAAGACCGCGCTTACCTGAACGCGGGAATGTATGTGAAGCTCGGCAACGGCGAAGTGCGCCGGATGATGGCCGATGCGCGACCGAATGCGGGCGGACCTGGCACCCAAGAAATCCGCCCCGGCTTGTTCATTGAGGAAAACGCAGACGTTGGCACTGATATAGCCAAGTCTATTCCGACCGGCGTGGTTGAGGGTATCACGGCCATTTTGGGCTTGCCCGGTATGCTGGGTGACGTTGGCGCTGGCGGTGGCGTGGCAAGCAATGCGCTGCTTTCCATGCTTCCGACCGGCGCGGAGATGAACCAAGGCATTAGCGACCGGATTGGGTATAGCTATTACCAGCCGCAGACAGTGCCGGGAGAATATGCACGGACCCTTGGCGAATTCCTGCCCGGTGGTGTTGCGCCCGGTGGCGTAGGCACCAAGATTGCATCCGTTGCGGTTCCGGCATTTACCAGCGAAACGGCAGGCCAGATTGCACGGGGCATGAGCGGCGGGCGTCCTGACACGGATGCTGAGAACTATGCCCGCTTGCTCGGTGGCCTTGGCGGCGGTTTAGGCGTTGGAGCTTTTAGCGCTGTGCGAGGCGGCGTCGATAACGTGCTAGCTAATGCCGCGCCTAACGTAACGCCGCAACAGCTTCACATGGCCGCTGCGTTGAGCGCGTCGGGCGACATTTTGGGTAATCCGTTGACGCGAGCGGAAGCGGTGCAGCAAGCGACTGGCGGCGCGACCAACTTGGGTCGGGTGCAGCGTGTTATTGAGGGAACCACAAACCGTCTCGGCCCCATGATGGCGGCGCGACCGGAGCGTGTAGAGCGGGCGCTTGCTGGCGTTCTTGATCAAATCGGCCCGCTTGTTGAGCCGGGACCGCTTGCTGGCCAAGCTCGCGCGGCGGCAAATCGCGTGTTGGAAAACACCCGCGCTCGCATCAACGCGCAAGCACGTCCATTTTACGGAGCGGCGGATCAGCAAGTAGTTTCGGCTGAAGAATATGCCGCGTTGCGCGAAATCCCGACTTATCGAGAGGCCGAAGCAGCGTTTTTTGGCAGTCCTGAATTGTCTGCGGGTGTCGGTGGCCCTCAATCCGTAAGCGCGATTAATCGCGTTATTCAGGAAATGGATACGCTTGCAAGGAACGCTGACGCTGGCCCGATGGCACCCAACGCAAACGCTAATCTGGCGCGAGTTCGCGGTGAGGCGTCTGACCTTGCCAAGGGCATCGTTGACATTGCATCGCCGGAATATGCCCAAGCCCGCGCAATCGGGGCCGCTGGGCGGCAAGCAGAGCTTGTTCCGATACAGCGCGGACCGCTTGGGTCTATTGCTCGGCAAGACGAACTGCAACCGGATTTAGGGGCAACACAAGGTCGCCTTTTCCCACCGTCGCCTTATGGAGGCCAAGCGCAAGAAACTGCTCGCGCGTTGCAGTTGATGGGTGATGTTGATCCGACTGTCGGAGGCCCCCTTGTGCGTCAACAGTTGGAACAGCAAGCCGCTGAAGCCATGCAGCGAAACGTCAGCGGTCCTAACCCGTTCGGCGGCGCAAAGTTTGCGGCAACGCAGTTCGGCAATCGCCTGCAAAGTGACACGATGCTTGGTGCTGTTGATACGGTTGCACCAATGGCCTCGCGGGACATTCGGGATTTGATTGAGAACTTCCGTGCGACTGGCCAGCGCGAGCCTCAAGGTTCCAACACGTCGTTTAACAACATCCTTGCTGCGGAAATGCAGGGCGGAAACGTCGCGCAAGAATCGTGGGCTTCGCTGCTCAGCCCGCTGCGCGTTCCTGGTCGGGTAGCGGGCGCGATTGACGACATGACGGCGCGGGCTAACGCAAACACATTGGCCGATTTGTTGGCTGGCAGTTCCGACGAATTCAACGCGCGGCTGCTCCGCGCAATCAATCGCCCCCGTGGCGCTAACCGCATCCGTGCGGGCGTAGCGGTCGCGGCGGGACAGGAGGACTAAATGCCTAGGAACGGCAGCGGCTCATACTCGCCCCCTTCAAACACATGGAATCCGGCCACTCCTGAGACGCCTATTCTCTCGGATGACTGGAACGCCACGCTTGCCGATATGTCCACGGCCATCACGCAGTCCATTGCGTCGGATGGTCAGACCACGGCCACGGCTCCCATCCCGTTTGTGCAGGGTATTCGGTTTTCCGGTGGCACTGTCTCGGCTCCGGCATTCTCCATCATCGGGGACACGGATACCGGCTTCTACACGCCAGCGGCTAACCAGTTGGCTATCGCGGTCGGAGGCGTCCAAGGCTTCCTGATTACGCCAACCGGAACGACCATCCCGCTTGCTCTCAGCGTTGGCGACAACGCGGCGGTAGCTTTGAGCCTGACCGTTGGCGAGGCGCTGACCGTCAACGGTAACGTGGCGCTTGGCAATGCGGCGGGTGACGTGCTGACCGTCAATGCGACGGGGACGTATAACGCGCCTCAGACGTTTGCAGGCACCATCACAGTGCCGGATGCATCGTTCTCCAATGCCAAACTTGCCACGGTGGCAACTGCTACCTTCAAGGGGCGGGTGACGGCTGGCACTGGCGTTGTCGAGGATTTGACCGGAACGCAGGCCGCTACGTTGCTGCCGGTGGTGGTCGGAGCCACGCAATCGACGGGTGGGACCAAGGGCCTTGTCCCCGTTGCGGCGGCAGGCGACCAATACAAGGTGCTGACCGGTGCGGGGACGTTCCAAGCCGGTTATGGCCGTGCGTTTGGCTGTGTCATCACCACGACCAGCGTCAACGGCTCAACTCCGACGATTGCCGGTGCGGTGAACGTGGCCAGCATATCTAACGTCACGGAAGCGGCTGGCGTGGCCTATGCGGACCTGACCTTTACCAATGCGCTCGCCTCGACAGCGTACGCCGTTCACGTTAGCCGTGAAGACCCAGTGGGAACCGTTGAAGGCTACGCCAACAAAACGGTTAGCTCTGTTCGCATCTATTGGTCCACGGACAACCCTGCCGAAATCAGCGTTTCAGGATTCGCATAATGGCTCTCACTCCCCGTAAGACCTACCCTGAGCTTACCGCGCTAACGGCTCCCGTTGTCGGGACGGACGTGCTGGCGGCTTATCGTGCGCCCGGCCCGTTGAAAAAGGTTCCGGCATCGACTGTCCGTGACTACGTTCTGGACGATGCCGCCGGGTCTATCCTGTTCCGGCAACTAACCAACCCGACCGGCTCGGTTGAGCGTCCGATTGACGCCAAAATGTCGGACATGGTGAACGTCAAGGACTTTGGCGCGGTTGGTGACGGGATTGCAGACGACACTGTGGCTTTCCGTAATGCCATCAACTTTGCTCACGGTCGCGCGGTGTACGTCCCTGGTGGGGATTACCTCATCACCTCGCAAATCCGCGTTGAGCCGTTTGCATGGATTGACGTGAACCCTGCCAAGGCTGTCGGAGCGTTCGCGCCGGGCATGTGGCTTGTCGGTGATGGCATGGTGGAGACGCGCATCCAGTGCCGCGTGGCCAACAATGCCATGTTCTATTGCAACGTGACCAATCCGGTTCCGTATGCCTTCCGCGCTCAGATGGGGATGCGGGTCCAGAACCTTGCTATCGTCGGTTCGGGTAGCGTCGCTAACTCATCCGCGTTTGAAATCCTGAACGCATATCAAGTTCAGTTCTCGCAGGTTCATATCCGCAGTCTGACCGGCGGGGCAATCCGCCTAGTCAACGGCGAGTTCGTCGATGACGGCTGGAACTGCGCGATGTTTGATAGCGTCTGGATTGAGGCTTGCGGAACCAGCGGCTATGGGTTTGGCTTCGACGCCACGGGCGCGACCGGGCGCAATGAAGGCTCGTTCACTCAACTACGCAACGTCTTCATTCAGGGATGCGGGCGAAACGAATATTTCACCGTCACCAATCTGGCAGATGTGGCGGGCGAGGCGACGCTTACGCTCAACCTCAACCAAATGCCGCAGACGTTCCCGACTGCCACGGCGCATCCGTTCGTGCCGGTTCGGGTCATGGGCAACAATCCCATCTCGACCGTCAACGGCTCGGCTCGCGTCACCATCGCGCTCACGGGGACCAGCAACTACATCGCTGGCCAACAAATCAGCATTAGCGGCGCAACGGCTGTCGGCGGCATTACCCTGAGCGGCGATTACGTCATTCAGCAGGCCAACCCGACCAGCATCATCATCACGCACGGCTCGGCTGCGACAAGTACGGCGACGGGTGGCGGCGCAGGTGTCACGATTAACGCCCGCATCAAGATCAAGATGTTCGGCGTCCTCAAGACGGAAACGCTTGGCGCTGATCCGATCAGCACCACAAGCGGCTCGCCCATTGTCACGATTGCGGACACGGCTCACGGGCTGTCTGTCGGGGATGTGGTGACGTTTTCGGGCGCGACGGCGGTCGGCGGCATTACCGTATCGGGTAGCTATCCGATCAGTTCGGTGCTTACCAATACGTTCACCATTATCGCGTCGTCCGATGCGACCAGCACGGCAACGGGCGGTGGCGGCGCTGTCGTCATGGTCAGCCCGATGTGGCAGGCCAATGACACGGTGTTTACCGTGGGACCGTCCCCGACCAGCACCACACTCCGTCTGTTTACCGATGACACCGTGCCGGTTGCAGTCAGCGCGGCAACGTGGGGGACGTGGGTTTCTGGCCTTCCCGCGCCGGTCGCCTTGGGTACAAATCCGCTGGCGACGGTCAACGGGTCATCGACTGTCACGGTCACCCATACCGGTCACGGTGCAGCGGCTGGCGCGTTGGTTACTATTGCCGGAGCGTCTGCTGTCGGTGGTGTGACGGTCAACGGGCAATATCGCATCAACGTCGTGATTGACGCCAATACCTACACCATCACAGCCACGGCGGCGACCAGCACGGCGACGGGTGGCGGGGCTGGTGTTACGGCTCAATACACGCTGGCCAGCGATGCGATTGGCGAGGTGGCTTACTATGAGCCTCGCTCTGGCGGCATGAGCAGCAAGGGCCAACTGGTCAAGCTGCAATCGTGCGGCTTCACGGTTAATCAGAACGTGGCTCAGTACGTCCCCGGTGGGGCGGGTGGCAGCATCGGGCTGATCTGCGAGCAAGTGACGTGGGAGAACAGCTACCGTCGCCATTTGTTCGTTCGCGGCGGCATTAACTATCTGTTCTTCGGCTGTCAGTTCCACGGCAATAAGCCGTTTGGTCTCTCGCAATGGCGCTTGGCGGATTTTGACGCCAGCGAGTTTGTCGTTACGCAGGTGCTTTGGCAGAACACAAAAGTAAGGGCGCGTGAATGCCCGGCTATCGCGTTCAAATACACCGGCACCAACTCCAACCCTAACACCGTGCGCGTTCGTGGCACGTTCTGGGATGACTTTGACCACCTCGGACAGAACCGCTTTGTCGGGATTCAGTTCGATCAGGTCATGCAGAATATGAACTTGTCGTGGAGTTCCGCGACCTTGATGACCTTGCGGCCTAATCAGTCGTTTGGTGATGGCGCAAAGACCCCGCTCCGGCTCCGTGGCCCGCAAAACGGTTCGGGAACCGGCGTAGTGTCTATGACCGGCGAGTGGATTTCGGCTCAAACCACGTCCAACAACGGCGTTTCCGCGTTCAATACGACGAACGGGCAATCCGGTGGCCCGGCGCTGGCCAACAGCACCATTTACAACATGTATCTGTACGACAACGACGGGGCGCTCGCGCTTACCCCTTCGTTGGTCGCTCCGACCATCGACACCAATCACGGTTACATGGTGATGACGGGCGACCCTACGATGCTGTGGGTTGGTCGCGCTCAAACGGACGGCTCGGCTCAATGGCTGGCGACGGGTGCCCAGTTCCTCAACCCCGTCATTATTCCCGGCGGGCAAGAGGGTCAGGACGCGGCGCTGTGGTTTAGCGATGCAGACCGCAAGCTCTACATCAAGTCCACGCCGGGCCTTCCCACGGTGCTTACGGGCGGAACCTATGCCTATGTCCCGACCTTTGAGACTAGCGTGGCCTATGACCCGCCCTCGCTTGCGGCTGGGGCGACCACGACGACGACTGTCACCGTGACGTGCAGCGTTGGCGACTATTGCTCAGGCGTTGGCTTCTCAAACGGCTGGGGCGGTTTGACGGCCACGGGCTGTGTCAGTGCAGCAAATACCGTTACGGTGACCATCACGAACAACACGGCGGGGACGATTGACCTCGCATCCGGCAATCTGCGCGTAAACGTTCAACGGAGATAACCCATGACGGCCCAGGTTCATATTGACGCCATCGGCGCGGCTATTACCGATCTAGAGGACGCGGCAAAGGACGCTCGCCAAGCGTCCAAGCGCGTCGTGCAAGCAACCAAGGCTCTGCATGATGCCCTAGGCGCTGCGGAGGCGGCTTACATCGCCAGCGTGGTTAACGACGGCGGTAACATCGTGGCTTTCTCGGGCGGGACGAACAAGCCGCCGGTCAATGACCCGAACGATCCTGTGAAGCCATGATGTACTGGTATCTGGTCGCCATGACCGCCGTGTTCGCTATGGCGCATTGGGCCTACATCTCGCGCCCGCGCAAATACGCGGACCTCATGGGCGTAAGCGCCCTGCTGTCCGTGGTGTTCGTGGTCAACAACCTGCTGGTCGAGCTTCTAGGCTTTCCCGAGGTCATGCTGGCCGCGCCGATCCTCGACCTGGCGCTCTCGGCGTTGATCTACAAGGCGTGGCGGGCAAACCCGGAGCCATGGAAAATCTTTATGGTTTACGCTTTGGTCTCTCAACTTGCGCTCCACACCGTCGCCATTTCAATGTGGCGGCTTAACGAACTCACTCAGGCAGGTCTTTACACCTATGTGGTCGCGGTTAACGCCCTCTTTATCGCCCAACTACTCACCCTTGGAACTGTCGGAGCGGGGCATGGGCTGGATTGTATTCGCCGTTGGGTGTCTGATCGGAGGCGGGATGCTGCTGTCCCGCATGTTGGCCGATGAGCGAAAAGACCCTCCCCGTAGTGGCGAACGACGTGGAGCATCTGGAAAAGCGCATGGACGCGATGGAGGCGAAGCTAGACGCTGTGCTGAAATCTAACGTCTGGATCTACGGCGTGGCGGGCGGCGCAGGCGCGGTGCTGATGATCCTGCTGCCGAAGGTGTCCAAGGTGTTGGGGCTGACATGACCCCGCTTGACGTTCGCCAGATGGTTTCCACGGTGTTGCCCTACGCGACCATTATCGCGGCGATGGGCTTTGCGCGTTCGGGTGTGGACGCCACGATTATCTCGCTTGTGGCAGGTGGATGCCTTGCCGCGATTGACCCGCGCCGGAATCAGACGCCTATTCCGCCCACTCTGCCCCATGAGGACGCTAAACCATGAGCAAGGCTCTGTTTGACGTTGTAAGGGCCATCAAGGGCGCTCCACTCTCTCAGGCGGATGTGGATGCCATTAACGCGGCATTGGCTCCCACGGCCCCCGCACCGGGCAAGCGCGTTAGTTCTGCTGGCATTGCGCTTATTCACTCGTTTGAATCATGCAAACTGACGGCCTATCCCGATCCCGGCTCGGTGGATGGAAAGCCGTGGACGATTGGTTGGGGGTCCACTGGACCAGGTATCGCCAAGGGTGTCGTCTGGACGCAAAAGCAGGCCGATGATCGGTTTGCGGCTGACCTTGGCCGGTTTGAGAAAGCTGTGGCCCTCATGGCTCCGGTGACAACGCAAAACCAGTTCGATGCGCTTGTCTCGTTTGCCTATAACGTCGGCTTGGCGGCTCTGAATGACAGCACGTTGCTGCGGTTTCACAAGGCGGGCGATTACGCAGCTGCAAAGCTACAGTTTGGCCGCTGGGACAAGAACGACGGCAAAGTGATGAAGGGCCTAACGCGGCGTCGTGCTGCGGAAGCCGCACTGTATGGGAGCGCGTGATGTTCGGCCTCGACCGTCTCGGAACCCGCGTCATTCAGATTGGCGCTGTCGTGGTCACGCTAATCTTCGTCGGCCTCACGCTGGCCTATTGTGTGGAGCGAGGCAACGCGCACCGTGCAAAGAGCGAGGCTTCAATTGCTCGCGCTACGGGTAAGGCGCTGGATAAGGTCGCCTCGGAAACCCCCATCATCCGCCAAGAGCAAGAGGAAAAGCAACGTGCAGTCGATCAAATCCAAGGCGCTGACACTCCCCTGCCTGCTGGTTTTGGCAGCGACCTTGAGCGGGTGCGCCGGGGCGGCTAACGTCGTCATCCCAGAAAGCCTCAAAGCCCCTTGCGTCTCTACCGTGGACGTAAGCACGGCCCAGACCGTTGGTGATCTAGGCCGTGCCATTGTCGCTCAGGACGGTGATTTGCGCGTGTGTGATGTAAAGCGCGAGGCAATCGTGGCTATTGCGGAGAGCCAGAATCGTCGGTGGTGGCAGTTCTGACCGCGCCGGTTCTAAAGCCTTCCAGCCCTCCAATATGAAGGGCTAGGGTTAGAGCTTGAAGATGGGCGATAGTGCGGGCGTTGTTTGGTTCATTCGCCTTGCGGCTCATACCCACCGAGGGGCGTTTGGGGGCGGGGGTCATGCTGCTGCCTCAAACAGATCAGGGTGAGCGATGCGACCGGCCCACGTTGGCGGGCATTGCGCGGCGTCCCATCGGTCGGCCATTGCGCGAGCGGTGCGGTGCGGAAGGTGATGGTTCTGCGCTACGTCGGTCGAGTCCACCGAGGCAAACGGCCACGGGAACTTGGTCAGTTGCATCCCCCGCAGCATATGGACGTTCGGGGTTCTGCGGTGTCGCTTTGCCAGCTCGTTCCAGACCGCATCCATTCTGGCGGTGAACGCCGGACCTGGGATGGCCGAATACTCGCCGTTTGCCCCAAAGCAGACGCGGGGCCATTCGTCGGCAAGGCGCAGCGCCCGATCAATCGGCTCGTCCATGTGCCAGACGGGCGCGCCCCGGTCGCCGTGCGGCCATTCACGGATGAGGGCGTCCTGCTCTTGTGAACCGGCCTCAATCTCGTCGGGGATGACTGCCCATGTGGTCGGGTAATCGAGCCACTTGTCGGTCCATTCATAATAGCCCAGCCAGTCCACGGCCTTGCCGGATTTCCATTTCGAGAACGCGCCGTTATCCAGCATCACGGACTGCCCGATCTGGTGACACACGGCGACCTGATCCGGCCTCATGTGCGAGACGCAGAAATGCTTGCCCGCCAAAGTCAGCATGGTCGCGTTCGGCGTGATCGGGGTGCCGTGATAGCAGATGGTCACAGGGTGATGGTCGTTCCGCATGGGACCGCCCCCTTCCGCCAAACGTCGATCCGCTTAATGTCGTCGCCCATCAACTGCGCGATGGCCTTTGCAACGCCGTAGTTTGTCGGCTCGCAAACGTCGTCCAGCATCCGGTGATCGAAAGCGGCCTCCAGATACTGCCGGAGCCGGGCATGCATGAACCGTGCGTCCTTCGGCGGATGCGCTGGCCAGAACACGCGGACGAACCAGGTGTGACCGTGAACTTGCTCGGCATACTCGCCCTTGTGCGCGGCGTCGAACGAGCTTTCAGTGAAGTCGAGGGCGCTGACAGAAGCACCACCCTCACCGGGTATGGAGGCGAAGCCGGAATGAACCAGGGCCTTGGGAGATTGGCTCATGCCCCGCCCCTTTCTGACTGAATGAGAGAAAGGATGGCGTCGGCTTTGTCCAAGGAAGGTTGTAAATCGCCAACCCATTCGATTTGCGTTTCGCGGGGAATGTGGGCCGCATACGGCGGGCGGCGGTCAAAACGTCGCCACGATAGCGGATCGACAATCCGCGCCACCGTTTCCCGCAAATCACCGGGCAGGGCGTCGGGTTCACTCCGCTTCGCTACGTACCCACCGAGACTGTCAGCAGATGGCGGGGGTGGCAGGGGCATCCAGTGGGTTGGATGTTGGCTGATGACGTTGCTGAGACAAGCAGAAACCCAGTCTCCGCCGCCAGAGGCGTAGTTGCGGTAACGCATAACGTGGGCCACCATAACAGCGGAACGAAGCGGGCCATTGTCGTTGCGGCTGTTCAAAAAGCCCCACCCGACAACCGCAGTCCCATCCCTCGGAGCCGTCTCTATAGCTTGCCAGCCGTCAACAGGGGGTGCGGCTGCGAGGGCTGCGCGGTAAGTGGCGCTGTAACTGCCTTCGCTACCGACATATGCGCTGAACATTGCGTCCAACATCGCCTCTGTCGGCTCTCTCGGCACCAGGACCCATCCGTCAGTCATGCGTCTTCTCCTGTAAGGGCGGCTCGGGCGTTGATGGCGATAACGCGCTTCAAGTGGACCCATCGGCCATCCTCGCGTTCGGCTTCAATCTGGATGTCCCGCAAAGCCCCCCGCAGCCTCTCTATCTCAGCGGCTTGGCGTTGAATGGTGTCGGCTGCTTCATCTGCTATGCTTTCGGCAACGTGGTCGCCAACACAGACGCCGTCTTCCTCGGTCGCATCGGGGAAGTTCAACTGGTCATTCTTGAACCACGGATAGCCAAGGGCTTTGCCTAGCACTTGGCAGACCTCATCGTTCGACTTGCCTGCCCCTCTTCGCAGCCTCTCGATTTCAGCGGCCTCGCGTTCAATGGTGTCGAGAAGCGCGGTGATGTTGGCCGGGTTGGCGGCGCGGAAGAACGCCTCGTATTTGGCAAACTCGTCACCCACGCCGAAGAACTGGACGCCGACTGCAAAACCGTCGAAGTTCGTGAACGTCTTGCCGTCAACCGTCCCTTCGCCTTCACAGCACGGGCAGTCGTGACTGCCGGTCCCGGTATGGTCGGCGGTATCTAGGTCGCCCGGCGTGACGCCTTCCAGCGCAGCCCGCAGCCTCTCGCACGGGGCGGCTATGTCAGTGGTGGTCATTGGGGGTCTCCAACATTGGTTCGCGCCCGCCCGGAAAGTCGCCGCGTCCGTGCATCGGGCAGTCGTCGGAATAGTAGAAACAGACGCCGTCACTGGTCGGGATGCCCGCGCCACGGCGGTTATCCATCACCGGGCATTTGCAGCCTAGCGACACAGCGGCGTCAGAGCCGGGATTAGGCCGCGCCATCACCCTTCCCTCCCTGTATCGGTGGCTTTTCGGATGGCTGCGCGTCGGAGGGTGTGAACGCGCTCAATCTCGGCGTCCGTCATGTTGAAGATGCCGCGCTGGTGCTTGTCTTCCGCAGCCAGAAGCGCCTCCAGCAATTCGGCTCTCTCGGAGAGAAGGGAAAGGATGGTTGCGGGGCTGGTTGCAGCGATAAAAGTGGCGTCCTCCGGCGCAAACCGGTCGTCTTTGGTCAGGTGCTCGGGACAAAACCACGTTTCACCCTCGGTTTCAGGAACGAGGTCATTTGCTTCCCCTGCCAGCCGTTCTAGTTCTTTGCGGGTCATATCAAGCAATCCAAAAGAGCGAGAGAACACCAGCCACCACGGCCAGCAGGATGAGGCTGCGAGGCCTGAACACCTCGGCCAAGGCTCGGAGCCACAGCGGCGGCTCGTCGGACGGGCGGAAGTCAAACCCGCGAGTGGATTGGCTGGTCGCCTGCGCCGCTTTCATGCGGTGGCAAACGTAGTCGGAACGGTCAATCATTGGTCTTCTCCGTTCAGCAGGGCAACAATGCGAGCGGCAAACGCTTCCTGCTCTGCGTCTGTCTTGTCGTAAGGGTCGCTGCGTTTGACGTAAGCAACGCGGGGAACGACCAAACGAAAGCCCATATCGTCGCGGGAATCGTCACCGTCGTCGCGAATAATTAGTGATCCGTCGTTTTGGCGGATAAAATCGCCGCCAAACATTCGGTCGCCAATCTCAACGATTGGATTAGTCGAAATTCGGAACGCCATTGGTCTTCTCCCCTTGTTCGGAAGCCGCTGCCATTTCAGCAAACTGGCTTGCCCATGAATGAATAATCTCGCCCATTGCCTTGTTAGAACGAGCGTTGTCGTTCCATACGGCTTCCAGCTTGGAGCCTTGGCGGGGGCGAACTGCAATCGGGTTTGGCTGCTTCATGGGTCTGAGTTTACTCACGGCTTGGACCTAGTCAACGTTTATTTTCCAGCGCCGCAAAAAGCTGCTGCCGTTGAGCCGCCGCCTTATCGCAAGCGTCCTTGATCTCAGACAGCGTCGGGAAAAAATTTGGCTTGTCGGATCTATAAATAAACCGCTCAACCACCGCCTTAGCCACGTCAGCCGGAAACCTGGCTAGGCAGTCCGCATAAAGCCGCAGGATCAGCCTCAAGCTATTCTCGCTGTCATTCCGGTGCGCTGTGACCGCGTGGAGCGTTGAAACGTGTTCTTCGCACCGCTGGACCGTCGCGGGCGTCATGGCGCTGTAGGTGGCCTCCAAGGCCCTAGAACGGTTGTCCTGTGTCAGACCCTCGAATGAATACCCCGTCACTGTCCGTTGGTAGCCACCCGTCACCGGATACGTCAGGCTGATTTGCGGCTGCGGCACGATCCCCAAGGATGATGTCAACCATTGAAGCAGGTTTCTGTCGGTGTCCTCCGGCGCTTGGCTTTCCAGCTTGGCCCGTATTGGCGTCAGGTTCGTCTGCCCATCGCTCACCATTGAGCCAGGTTGCGGCGTGAGGGCTGTATTCTGGGTTTGCCCAGACCCCCCAACGGACTTGAGTAGCGACTGCGCTGACAAGCGTTCCATGATCGATGACCTTTCGGGCTTTGAGATAGGCCTTCAGGGCTGCGCCTTTAGCCTTTTTGTGGGGGTAGCATTTCCAGAACTCATCAAACTCGGATGATTTGGCTGACTCCGAAGAAGCTTTAGCTTCTGAGGATAGGTTAGAGACAGGTTCCGTGTCCCGTTTTTGGGACTGTTTCCGTCCAATTTCGGAACTGTTCCGATTTTGGGACTCTTTGCCGACGTTGACGGTATACACCTTCACTTGTTTGGTTGAGCCAACGCGCTTTCCAGAGTCAGCGATAAGCCCGCAAGCCTCTAACCGATCCAACGCAGAGATAACGGTTTTCCGGTTCAGGCTGCTAAACTCGCAAAGCCAATTGATTGACGGATAGGCAAAGCCCGTTTCATCATTGTGGCGGTCGCACAAAGCGATAAGAATCAACTTCTCACTGGCCCGCTCAACGCGGGTCTTAGAAGCCCAAGCCAAAGCGCCCCAACTCATTCTCCGACGCCTTGTTTTGAAAGCCAATCAAACAACAGACTGACCTCGCGAACCGTGTCCGCAATATTGCCAATCTCCATTAGTTCGGAGTAGGCGTAACCGCACGAATACGCCCGAGAAATAATCGCTATTGCAGCGTCTCGCTCCGTGTCTGGCCAACTAAGGTATGGCCAAAGCAGCGAATAAAGGCTCTGCTGGTGCCTATCGGTGTGGTTAATTAGGTCATCGGACGCCTTGCCCGCGTTGCAGTCCTCGCAAGCTGCGACTAGGTTTTCATCGTCGTCGTCACCGCCGTTGCAAACTGCCGTGATATGGTCAACGTGAAGCACAACGGACGGCGCGGACTGACCGCAATAGCGGCAGGTAAAGGCGTCCCGGTTAAGAATGCGAAACCGCTTCTTAGCGCTAAGTCCGCGCCTACGCTTGCGCCCGCGTAGGCCAAACTGTATATCCCTGATGGTCATTGGCTCTCCTAAAGCCGGTGGCAGGGTGGGATTGAGACGGACCGCCAGATGCGTCTCTCCCACCCACCCACTTTCGCTTATTGCAGGGACGAACGCAAGGCGCTAAGGTGGTGACACCCACGACGTTCTCCCTCCCTTGTTGTGGCTAGACTGGCCCGGCGCGTGAAATAATCCGCGCCGGGTCTTTTTCATATCAGAACATCTTGCACCGGCTTTTGAACCGGCTCGGCAAATAGGCGGGGCTGCTTGTAAGCGGCCTCGATACGGCGGCAGGAAATCTCGAAATAGGTAGGCTCGCGCTCTATGCCGATGAAGGCGCGGTCGGTCAGGGCGCACGCAACGCCCGTTGTGCCGGAGCCCATGAATGGGTCTAGGATG